GCCACCCGTGCAGGGATGAAGGCCGGGCAGGGCTCCAAGATCGAGCAGATGACGCTCGAGGAGTACGCCGCCCTCACCCCGAAGCAGAAGGCGGCGATCGACCTCAACACGATGCTGGTCGAGGCCGTCCGCAAGGACACCGACGGTGAGGGCCGCGAGGAGGGCGCGAAGTACGACGACCGTGTCGAGGCCCTGTTCGGTGACGTGGGTGACGACCAGCCGTTCGCACCGAAGACGGTGAAACTCCTGGAGGACATCAACTACAAGGGCGAGAACGTCAACGTCAACGACTTCCTCAAGCTCCGTGCAGCCTTCACCGCCGACGACGTCGACGACCTGGTGCTGCGCAAGGGCGAGGCCCCGGACGCCAACCTGATGTCGGCCGGCTTCTCACGTGACGCCGTGCAGATGGACCTGACGGAAGCCCTGGTGAAAGCGCGGGCCAGCAAGGACGACCGCGGCGAACTCCTCGAGACGCAGCGGTCCCTGCTCGGGACGAACAAGCAGCTCGGCTTCGGTGCGGCGAACCCGCAGGGGACGATGGAGGAGCAGCTCAACGACTACTTCCAGAAGTCCTTCGAGGCCATGTCGACCAAGGGCTTCGCGGTCGAGGGCAAGCCTGTCCGACCCGAGGACATCATGGCCGAGGCCAAGGGCCTGCTCAACGCCGAGGAGTGGGCGGCGTTCGTGTCCTTCCTCGACGTGAAGTCGCGCGAGTCCAAGCAGTACGAGATCCCGCTCGGGATGGACCCGGAGAAGTCCTACCTCAAGCCCAACAAGTTCCGTGCCCAGCTCAAGCTGAACCAGTAGGAGACAGTCATGCCGATCGCAGATGGTGCAGGCGGAGGACGCCGGGGCAAGAAGCCCCCGCGCACTCCGATCCTGGTCGCGCCCACACCAGGTCAGACGTCGACGCTCGGCACGACCGCTTCGGCTCCCGCGCCGGCCAAGGTCCTCGGTGGAAGCAAGGTCAACGGCACCGGCAGCACGGGCAAGACCGGTTCCTCGAGCGGATCCGCGTCCACGGCCACCTCGGCGGTCTCGAGCGCACAGGCCGCGTACGACGCAGCCCAGCGCAAGCGCGACCAGGCCGCGGTGGACCGCAACGTCCGCGACGCTGAAGGGTTGCAGGGGCAGGTCGAGGCGCTGAAGGTGGCGCTCGGGCTGAACTCCAGGGACGGGAAGCTGAACGGCACCTTCCGCAAGGCGCTGCGCCAGCGGCTCGACAACATCAACCTGGTGCGCAACCAGCAGGAGGACATCCTCACCGACGGCTACGGCCAGCGGCTCGACTCGCTGAAGGCCGACGCCTCCAACAACCTCACCGCGGCCACCGACTCAGGGATCACGAACGAGACGAACCGTGGCCGTGAGCGGGTGTCCGCGCTGAGCGAGGCGTTCGCCCAGGGCGCCGGTGAGTCGGACGCACTCAAGGTCCAGCTGCACAGCCTGCGGAACTGGGACGCCAACCAGAACGACATCAACCGCGCCTACTACGACGGCGCGCGCTCCATCGACGGGTCGATCAACGACCTCAACGTCGACACCCGGACCGGTCTGTCGAACATCTTCTCCGAGGCGAACGCCGACAAGCAGCAGATGTGGGACAACTTCCGTAACCAGACCGCCGAGTCCCAGACGCAGCTCGGCAACGTGCTCGGCCAGCAGGCGGAGTACTACGGCCTGGCGGTCGAGGCCAACGCCAACGCGGCCGGTGGCGGCGGCGGCGGGAAGACCACGCTGAAGGCGACGGCGAAGGCCGGTGCCAGCGGCAAGGGCAAGTCCGTGAAGAAGGGTGAGGGCAAGACCCTCGGCATCAAGCAGGCTGATGGCCCGGGCAAGGGTCGCCCCCCGGTTCCGACCGGCGACCTGACACGGACCTGGAACTCGCGGCCGGGCGGGCCCAACACCGACCAGGCCGCGCTGGCTGACGCAGCTGTGAGCGGGTTCGGGCGCAACCCCGGCGGCCGGCCGCAGCGTGGCCAGGGCAAGAGCACGGCCACCGCGTCGGCGTCGATCACGCTCGGCAAGGGCAAGAAGGGCCGCAAGCCGAAGAATGACGGCACGCTCCGCGAGCGCCAGGACGCTGCAACGACGGCCAGCGACGCTGCGTTCATGGGCGCCGCGAAGACCCAGGGCAAGGTGTGGGACAACCCCGGCCTGCCAGACCGGATCCTGAACTGGCGAGGTGAGACCATCGAGACGCCGCGGCTGGCGAACACGATCTTCACCATGACCCCGAGCTCCGTACCCCTGGCCAAGCCCGAGGGCGCAACACTGAGGAAGTGGTGACATGAGCGACAACCCCGAGCTCCAGCTGACGTTGGACGAGTGCGTGGCCGAGGTGCTCGGGATGCTCACCGGGCTCGACCTCTCGTACGACCCGATGTACGAGCGGTACCGCTCAGTCGTCCGCTGCCTCAACCGGGCGATGCGGTCGATGGCGCTCGAGAAGGAGTGGTCCTGGTACTCCACCACCGAGTCGATCGGTACGGTGGTGGCCGGTGACCAGAAGGTGTGGCTGCCCAGCTCGCTGCGGCCGCGCATCGTCAACGACGACGCGATCCGCCTGGTCGACGAGCACGGGCACCCGGTGCGCTGGGCGTACTTCCTCCCGCGCGACGCCATTCACAAGTACGAGTCCCGCAGCGGTTTGTGGGCCTCGGTGACCCGGAACGAGATCACCTTCTCCCGGCCGTTCTGGCCGAACGAAGCAGGCTTCGACATCCAGCTACCGGTGATGCGGGAGCCGAACATGTTCCGGCTGCCGGCTGTGCCGACCGACCCGAACGCCGAGCTCGAGCCGATCCCGGCCGAGGTGCGCGAGCAGCTGCTCGACTTCCAGTACCCCGACGTCGTGGTGCTGCGAGCGGCGTTCTACTACGCGCAGTCAGACCCGGTACTCCAGCCCCGCGTGCAGACGATCGAGGCGCAGTACAAGGACATCATGTACCAGATCATCGAGCGCGACGACAGGAACACCGACTCGCCCTACATGAACGAGTGGTCCGTGCCGGTGCAGGGCACCCTGGCCGGCGTCGATCGGATGGCACACGGCCACCCGCACGCGGATGAGCGCCGCTGATGCCTCCCAAGAAGCACCTCCCAGCGCCGATCGACCGGCCGCTGAGCCGGGCGTACCTGCGCCAGTTCACCGGCTGGTCGACGGCGTACCCTCCGGGCGCGTCACAGCCGACGAGCCTGCGGAAGATGAAGAACATGCTCGTCAACCGCGAGGGCTCCGTGCGGATCCGCCCGGGTCTGCGCCTGGTGAGCCGGAGCCTGGCAGACGGGATGCCCTTCAACGTCGCCCTCGACAGGGAGATCGTCGGCACGTACGAGACCTTCTACCTCAACACCGGCGAGAAGGCGGTGCTGTTCGCCTACCGGGTGCCGGTCACCAACGAGGTGGAGTTCCAGGTCGGCGTCGTCAACGGCGAGGACATCGTCGTCAACGAGGTCGCTAACATCTCCACCTACTTCACCGCGGTGAACTGGGACACGACCCCGAAGTTCTCGGCAGCCACCACCTACGTGAAGTACCTGCAGATCGACAACAAGATCATCGCGCTGTCCAACGCCGGCGAGACGATGATCGTCTTCCGCGCGGGCACCGAGAAGACGGTCATCAAGCTCGAGACGATCACCAAGCCGGAGGCCACCCTGACGCAGGGGTCACGCCTGCTCGGGGCGATGGCGACCGGCAACTGGATCAACACCGACCAGTCGACCTACCCCGATCTGGTAGACGACCCCCAGCCTGACTCGCTGTTCTGCAACACCGAGTCCGACAACGACTACATGTTCGGCTTCTTCTACACCTACTCCAACGAGATCGGGGAAACGGGTGCCTCGGACGTCTGGATCACCGAGTTCAAGCGGCCGTTCGGTGCGTGGAGCTGGCGGCCGGCCACCGGCGGCGTCACCAACTCGGAGCCGAACCCTGCCCTTCCTCCGAGCTCCAACCCGAACCTCTCGGGTGACCAGTACTTCCTGCAGCCCACTGGTTCGGCGGAGACCGGCTTCATCACCGCGCGCGACCAGGGTGCGACCAAGATCAACTACTACATGTTCACCTGGTCGAAGCAGGACTCCGTCCCGGTCGAGGCGTTCCTGATCGGGTCCAAGGACATCGGGCCCACCACGCTGGCCAGCCAGGTGTACTTCCAGGTCACCCCTGCCACCAGGTCGCTCGGCGTCAACCACCCGGTGCCGAACACGCTCGAGCGGTACAACTCCACGAAGGTCTCGTGTGCCTCGCAGGGTCTGGTGGCCGCGGACCGCCTCGTGCTGGTCGGTGACCCGACAGCGCTGGCGGTGATCAGGTGGACCACCAACGAGCAGGGCAACTACCTGAACCTGTCACCCAACCGGGGCGGCGGCTACAAGACGCTGACGTCGGGGAACATGCAGGTGCCGGTGGTGGCGAAGCTCTGGCAGAACCCGCAGTCGGCCGACACCATCACCGTGCTGAACTCCGGCAGCGACGGCCACTCGACGGCGTACTACATGGCGCCGGCGCAGGTGGCCAGCCAGTCGGACGCCACCAACGTCATGGGCTTCGAGGAGACCACTGCCACGCCTGGCACGGTGTCTCCGTACGGCTGCGAGGTGGCGAACAACGCGCTGTTCCACCCTCTCGAGGATCAGCTGATGAAGTCGACTGCGTCGAACTACAACATCAACCACAAGGCGATGACCGACCTGATCGCGCCGGACTGGCGCCGACTGATCAACAAGCACAAGATCGTCTCCTGCTTCTTCGACCAGCGGATCTACTACCTGGTGCACAACCCCAACGGTGAGGCGCTCGAAGAGGGCTGCAACGGCAACGAGGTGTGGACCCTCGACATGTCGGCCGAGGGCGGCGCCTGGTCGCGCTGGACCACGCAGGGCGTGTCAATGCGGAAGATCGTGCTGAACGGTCAGTCGTACCTGAGCCTGATCCGGCCCGACGGGATCTTCGTCTTCGACCCGAACTACTACTACGACGAGGTCCACTCCGGTGCGTCCGGCAACGGGCCGGACACGATCGCCTACAGGGCCATCGCCTGGGAGATGGAGACCAACACCCAGGGCGCCAACCGCGCGCACGACGCCTGGGCTCACCTGCAGCAGCTGCAGATCACTCTCGGCAGCTTCGTCGGTGAGCTCGAGTGGGGTGTGCGCGGGTGGGACCGGCACGGTCAGCCCGTCGACTTCTCCAAGCTGACGAAGGACCGGCTGCCGGCCAGCGCGGATGGACTGCAGTGGGACTTCGAGGACCAGCTCCAGGTGAAGCGCGACATGAAGGAGTGGTTCTTCTACGCCCACAGCGTGGAGGGCATGACCGACGACGGGCCAGGCACACTGTTCAGCCGTGGCCAGATCACCCTCGTCCAGTACCGCTACGCACCGGTCAGCGTGAACGTGGGCTACGAGATGGGCTCGATCGAGACCTTCGAGTATGGCCGCGACGCCGTCGACGCGGTGTCCTCGAACACGCTCAACGGTGTGCCGATCCCCTTCAACGACCCCAGCAGGCCATGAGCTGGATGTAGTCATGTAGTCACCGGAGGGGGTGACTACGTGACTACACTCCCCAGGTTGAGATCCTCCTGCCCTCCTTCCCTGGGGCAGGAGGATCTTTCGTCAGGCACCCGGCACGGGGTGGGATCTCACATGTAGTCATGTAGTCACCCAAAACCGGGAAACTTTAGATGAGGCTCTCAGAAAAGTTTCCGGAGTTGGGGTGACTACATGACTACAACGTCCAAAACCCGCGCAGGCAGTGGGATTTTTGTAGTCACCTCGGGGGGTGACTACATCGTGACCGCGTGTCGAATCCAGCCTCCACCCGGTGCCGGGGCTTCGACTGTTACTGTTCACGCGCATCCCCGCCGATGCCTACCTACGAGGAGCGCAATGAGCCAGAGCGACAAGTCCGCCTACTACCAGGCGCTGAAGAAGGCGGGGGTGGAGTTCACCAAGCACTACCGCGAGTACAGCACTGAGGAGCTGGCCGAAGGGTTCAAGAACCTTCAGCTCGGTCTCGGGCTGGATCCCGACGCCGCGCCGCCGGCGGCAGACGAACCCGACGAGGTGGCTCCGCCGCCGCCGGTCATCGACATCGACGCCGCACTGGCCGACGTCCCCGTGCCGCAGTCCCGGCCTCGGGCCGTAGCGCCGCCGGTGCAGGAGAAGAATCCCGACGAATTGGCCGGCCAGCGGCTCAACACCCAGGGTGACGAGCCGATCCGCACCGACGAGCACGGCCGCATCTGGTACCAGGAGGAAGTCCTGAAGCCCGCGTACCCGAAGCCGCGAGGCCGCCGGGTGCTGCAGTACACCGACACCGGGACGCAGACGAAGACCGTGAAGGCCGGTGACTTCACCGAGTCGTTCGAGATCGCGGGCGACCGCGTGGGAGTGCCGGCCCAGATCAAGATCACGCTCCCGTCCTACCAGGTCGGGATCTACAAGGACCCGCGATTCCCGTTCCGCGTGCACACCTACAACGGGGTGCAGGGCTTCGACCTGTTCGAGGTCCAGAACTACTACGGCGGCTCCGAGCTGGTGCCGACCGAGATCAAGAGGATGTACGTGGAGAACGTCCTCTGCTACGACGTCCGTACGACCATCCGTGCCATCCAGACAGAGTTCCGGCAGCTTCAGCTGCAGGGGAAGGTGTGACCATGAGCGAGACCCAGCCCACCGAGTTCATCGAAGAGCCCACCGACGGCCTGACCGAACGGGACCTGGCCGACCTCGCGGCGCTCTCCGGTGAAGCGGCGCCTGAGATGGAGTACCACACGCTGCTCGAGGTGTGGACCGAGATCCTCAAGCGAGGGAACCTCGACGCCAACCGCAAGGTCACCATGAAGTGGGCTACCGGTATCGTCGGCCAGTACCCCGGCGTCACCTTCGGCGACCTCGGCCGGTACACCGACATCTACTTCGCCAAGGTGCAGGAGATGGCCGACATCCTGGCCTACGAGATCTCCACCGACGAGGACTGCTTCAAGCCGTCGAAGCCGGGCGAGGACGCCGAGCTCAACGCCACCCACTACAAGAACCTGATCTTCGCCTGGCAGCAGGCGTTCCTGGTCAGCGAGCTCGAGTGGGACTTCGAGGACCCGGACGCCGCGCTGTACATCGCCGCGTTGTCAGAGGCCCACAAGATCTTCTTCGGGCCCAACGGTCTCCTCGGCCACCTCGAGGCCATCCAGTTCGTCTTCGACGAGGACGACTCGGCCGCCCTGGCCGAGCTGCTCACGGAGACCAACGACTCCTATGCAGGGGTTGAGAAGTGAGTGAGCAGCAGGGTGAAGCAGTCGAGCTTCCTCCTCAAGCTGATGCAGCGTTCTCGTCTCTCATGGACCTCCTGGTCGAGAGCGAGCCGGGAACGGAAACTGGCGCGGGCGGAAGCGCGGTGGCGCCTGCTGCTGACGGAGACGCAGCAGCAGCAGGTCAAGGTGGAGATGCTGCGGCTGGAGCTCCTGCCGGCGGAGGTGCGGCACCTGTCCCTACGGCAGGCGAAGGGACGCTTGGAGCACCCGCCGATCCAGCCGCCACCGGTGCCGCAGCCGCGGCCGGTGGAGGAGCTGCTGCCGCGGATGCCGGATCCGGCGGAACCGCCGCTGCCGTCGGCGGAGGAGCAGCTGGGCTCCCTGCTGGCTGGACCGTCGAAGCCTCTGCAGTCCTCCCCCAACTCGCTGAGCTGAACACCAAGCTCGAGGAGGGTGTCGCCAAGCAGTACCAGGAGAAGGCACTCGAGGAAGCCCGAGGTGACTTCGAGAAGTACTTCGAGGCGATCGAGAAGCACCCCCGGATGCTGGTCGGCGCCCAGGTGCCCGCGCTCGGCAAGGACGGGACGGAGACGATCTCGTCCACCGAGGACGCGCGCGAGTGGCAGGAAGCGGTGAAGGGCCTCCTCGTCGAGGAGATCCGCGACCGGGCAGGGCGGGCGATGGAGGAGAACTCCGGCAGCCTCAACACCCTGACCGCGAGCATCGAGCTGTTCCAGAAGAACACCGACCTGCTGCCCGGGACCAAGGGCTTCGACAAGGAGCTCGCCACGCGCTTCACCAAGATGGTAGAGCCGTACGAGACTCGAGTGGAGGGCAAGCTCCAGGGCTACGCCATCCCCGTGCAGCCGATCATCGAGCAGTTGCGCGCCCAGATTCAGGAGGAGCGGGCGAAAATCCCGGCAGCAACCGCTGCCCCCGCTCCTCCTGTTCAGGCCGGAGCGAAGGTCACCCGGCCGCCGGCCGATGGCCCGCAGGCGGGGATCCCGTCGAAGGCTGGCGGCAGCGGCAAGGAGGCCGAGGACTTCTCGACACTCTTTGGGACCATCGGTCTGCCCAACTTGCAGATCTGAGTGGGAGGATCAAGGCATGGAAACCAACCTGGTAACCAATGTCCTGCTCCTCCTCATCCTGATCGTGCTGCTCGTCGGCGCGGTCCGTCGCTGAAAGCGAGAACCACATGTCTGAGAACGACAGCAACACCGAAGACACCACGCCCGCCACCGAGCTCCCCGTCACTGGCGGAGAGACCCAGCCCCCTGGCACCGAGCGCAAGGCCGGGACCGACGCCGCGAAGCTGACGGCACCCGAGCCGAACAGCTTCAACGGTGACGCCCAGGGCGAGTTCAGCGCCGACGAGACCGAGGGCGTCAGCTCCCACGGTGAAGAGGTCGTGGCCGGAGACGGCGACGACTCCGACGAGAAGTCGAAGCCGGCCAAGAAGACGGCAGCCAAGAAGTCGGGCGGCAGCTCGTGATCCCCCAAGATCTCGACATCTTCTACGAGAACTACAACCACGTGCAGTTGGTGGCCGGCCAGTATCGAAAGCTCACCGGCGTGGAAGACCCGGATGAGCCGTTCTTCCTCGGCAACGAGGGGGGCCCACTCAAGTTCCTTGTAGACGTGCCGTGGCAGCAGCAGCGCAACGCCTCGATCGCGGGCAAGTACCGAACCCTGGCTGGCGTAGCAGGACCGCCCGACTGATGAACGACCTGCTGCGTTTCTTCGCCTACGAACACCTGCCTGCACACCTGCAGGAGGTGAGCCGGCCGTTCTGCGAGCTCGCCCATCTGCTCGCGCACACGCTGAAGGATCCCCGTGAGGGGACCGTCGCACTGCGCAAGCTGCTCGAGGCGAAGGACGCCGCAGTGAGGGCCATGCTGTGAGTCGAGTCTTCCCCGTCTACTACCGGCCGAGGCCGTACCAGGAGGAACTCCACCACATGTGGAGGACCAAGCGGTACGGCATCGCCGTGCTGCCCCGGCAGAGTGGCAAGGACGTCGCCGCCTCGATGGAGCAGTGCGACGCAAGGCTGAAGACGGGGAAGACGACCGGCGTCTACATCTCCCTGAACAACCCCACCATCCGAGACATCCTGTGGCAGAAGACCTACTACGACCTGGCGTCGCAGCAGTTCATCAAGGGCCTGCAGGACAACGTGCCCGAGGACCTCGTCGACTGGCGCGACACCGCGATGGAGGGCCGGTTCAAGAACGGATCCCGACTCAAGCTCCAGGGCTACTTCCAGTCCGGCGCCGACACCTCCGGTGTGGGCTCTGCCTTCCAGGACTACACGATCACCGAGCTCGCGCTGTTCCACCGGGAGGACCCGATCCCCCGGCTCATCCCCATTCTCGACAATGAACACGAGCAGAAGCGGCTGATGGCCGTGTCGACTCCACGTGGCAAGCGGAAGAACCCGCTGTGGCAGCTGATGGAGTCGATGAAGGACAACCCCCAGGCGCAGATCATCCTGCGGACGATCGACGACCTGAACGCGATCATGGCGAAGAACGGGCTACCGCCGGTCCGTACCGCCGAACAGCTCGAGCTGACACGTGACGCCTACCTCAAGCGCTTCGGCAACGACCGCATGTTCGAGCAGGAGTACTTCTGCTCCTTCGAGGAGATGGACGCTGCTGCCGTGTACGGCGAGGCGTACATGAAGCTGATCACCGAGGGCCGCGCCCAGCGCTTCAACCTCAACACCGGCCACCCGGTGTACGTGGTCTTCGACATCGGCGCCTCCGGGATGCACTCCGACGCCACGTCGTGGATCGTCTTCCAGTACATCAACGGCCGCATCTTCATCTACGACTGCGGTGAGGGCCACGGCAAGGCGGTGCCGGAGTACGTCGACGTGCTGCGCGAGAAGCACTACTTCTCCCAGATCGCCCAGATGATCCTGCCGTGGGACGCCGAGCACCACGAGAAGGCCGTGAACACCACGCCGGCCGACATGATGCGGCTGAAGTTTCCCAACATCTCCGTGCTGGCCAAGTCGAACAAGGTGTACAAGATCCCCGGCAGCCGCCAGGGAGACTACGACCTCATCACCGACATCCAGCAAGCACGCCTCGCGCTGTACAACACGATCATCAACGAGGAGAACTGCCAGCTCCTGATGGAGTGCTTCGAGAACTACAAGTACGCCTTCGACAACAAGCGGCAGGAGTGGACCAACAAGCCGCTCCATGACCGCTACAGCCACCTCATGGACGCCTACCGCTATCTGGTGCAGGCGACCAAGGAGCTTGACTTCTTCGGCGGCCAGTTCTTCGAGCAGCCCGGCGGGCAGCAGAACGCATCGGCCGACTACGTGCAGGACTACGCAGGGGTGTGGAGACGATGAAGCTCGGAGCCACCGACATCGAGTACTCCACGCGGGTCACCGAGCTGACCAACGCCTGGTCGTTCATCATGGAGAAGCTCGAAGGACTGGAGGTCCTGCAGATCTCGATTACCGCGCAGGACTGGAAGCACGAAGACGACGACACGTGGACCGACACCTTCCTGGTGAAGGCGTGTGGCCGAGTGAAGGAGCCACTCTGATGGGACGCAAGAAGAGCAAGCTCGAACGTGAGGCCCGGAAGAAGGCGCTCAAGTGCCCCCGATGCAAGGGCAAGGAGATCGCATCGAAGGAGTACTCCGACGCAATCCTCCACATCTGCCTTCACTGTCAGTACCCGTGGCGGGTCACCGACGGCGCTCAGAGCCCCTCAGCGCCTGCCAGCGGCGCCGCGGGGCAACTCCCCGCACTGACCGTGGACGCCTCAGAGAGCCGCCAGGAGTCAGCCCTGGCCCGCCTGCAGGCCCCGCGCTGGTGGGAGGGTGGCACAGATGGCTGACGTGACGATCAGGGAGGCCCTGCAGCACGCTGCGGACAACCCACAACTGATGACGGACGAGATCATCCAGGTCCCCGTCCACGAGCTCATCGCTCGGACGCTGTTCGAGATCGCCAACCAGCCGGACACGGCACAGCGCGGATCTCTGGCACGGGCGAACAAGGCGCGGAAGATGCTGCTCGAGCGCCTGGTCGGCAAGCGCCGGCCCGGGACCAAGCCGTTGGCCCAGCAGGACTCGACCATCGAGTTCATCGACCTGACCGGAAAGGCGATCGGATGAGAGACCTCTACATGCGCTTCTGGACCGGGGTGTCCATCGGCCTGGTGCTGACGCTCTTGCTCGTTCCCATCGGCCTCGTCGTCGTCGAGTCCTTCAAGCACACACCGGCGTTCCCGTGAGCGCCGACCTGGTCCTCGTTACGAGGAAGTTCCGCAAGACGATCCCGGCTGCACACCGCGCCAGTCTGGACACCCGGATCAACTGGCTGTGGAACCAGAGGTTCGGCACCGTGCAGATGATCTGGCAGTCGAGCCCTGACGTCCTCGATGTCACCGCGGCCACGCTGATCCTCCAAGCCATCATGGCCAAGGACCTCGACTCGATCACCATGATCTTCAACCGGATCGAGGGTGGCTCGCTCGAGGACTCCGTGCAGGCCGAGCGCGTCGAGAAGACGATGCGTCTCTAGCCCTGGTCCCTGAGCCACTTCCTCCGCCACCGCTCAGCGGCCGGCCGACGGCACACCTCGCACATGCACAGCGCGGTGCGCTCCATGTGCTCATAGGCGTCCGAGTCCGGCCTGGTCTCCGGCATGTAGCGGCGACGGTCCGGCAGCAGCTCGAGCGGCAGGAACCAGCGGGTGTGGAAGCGCACCGCGCGCGGATCATCCGGGCGGTTGACGCCGATCTTCCGCTCGTGGGGGGCCAGGGGTGTGTAGGTCTTGCCACTCGCGTAGCGACGGGTGGCTGGCTGAAAATTTTTTCCGGAGCTCACGGGTACAGCGAACCTTCGCAGTACTCGGCGTACAACGTCAGCGTCATCGGCCTGTGCCGGCGGATCCGGTAGCCCGGCCGCACCCGGTAGCAGTTTGGCACCTTCCGGCCCATGATGTAGGTCATGTACGGCTTGTCGAAGTAGAAGCGCAACACCTGGTTGATCTTGCGGAGGTCGGCCTGGGCAGAGCCACCCTCGGCCATCAGGTCAGCGACCTTGATGCCGGTGGCCCACTCGTAGATCATCACGGCGGCAACACGGTGGCCGTGGTCGGGCGACAGCTTCCGGAGGAACTTGCGGGTCTCGCGCTCCCACTGCACCAGGTGCGGGTTGTCCCTCACGAGGTACTTGTCCTTCGTGAAGGGCATCTTTGCCCTCTCTTCGTCGGACAGGACCAGAGCGTCGACGCGGCTGCTTCCCGCCGCAGCGCGTGCCGTGCTCGGCACGCGCTGCCTTGATGCCTCTTCCTTGTTGAAACGCTTCTTCAGCGCAGCTTCTACTCCGGACAGCAGGTCCGAATCACTCTCTCCCGGCATGGTCATGCCGGGAATACTAGCCCGAAAAAGAGAGCAGACTGTTCAGGCTGCAACGAGGACGCGCAGGCACCCGGACGCGGCGTGATCCGCGGTGTCGGTGTAGTGCATCCCGCAATCGAGGCACTGCTCTTCGGTCTCCATGCGTACAGAGTGCGCTCATTTTGTAACTTTTTCCAATACCTTTCCGGGTGAAAAAGAGAGGAACCCCTGAGCTTTAGCTCCAGGGGTTCCTCTCACCGACGTTGCTACGTCGGCTTCACTGCGTCCTGTTCGAGACGCACGGGCAGGTAGATCGAGCACCAGTCCTTGTGCCAGTCAGGCTGGCAACCCTGGTCACACTCTCCAGCAGCCATCAGTCGAACCGGGTGATGTTGGCCACCAGCTTGTCGGCCTCGTCGTCGTCCAGTCCCACGGCCTTGGCGCGCTTCTCGATCGCCTCTTCCCAGCCGTCGATCTGGGCGGCCTTCATCTGCTGTCCGATGGCGAACAGCGTGTTGTTGCGCTTCCCGTCCGGGATGGGCTTCTGCAGGTCGGTCATCAGCTGGTCACGCATGAGGAGGATCTCCGTTTCATCTTGTGAGTTGAGCACCGAGGACACGTACGCGGCCCGGTGTTGACGCTCCTGCTGCTTCGCAACGAGGAGCTGGTGCAGGTGCTTCGGCAGCGGCACCGGCGCCCGGTCGTTCCACCGTTGCGTGTCGTGGTGGTAGACGCACCCGGTCGCCCGGATGTCGACGCCCTGCTCGATGCCGATGCGGTCGTGGATCTCACCGAACCCGAGCTCGTCGTCCCACTCCATCTCCACCGTGTAGAACAGGTGGTACCCGTTGCCGGACTTGCTGGTCTCCGCCAGCGTGGGCGGCAGGGCCCCGAGCTTCTTCGCGTGCTCGAGCCCACCGTTCTTCCCGTCGATGTCGACACACACCAGGCGCACTGAACGCATGATGAACGCGAACGCGTGCTTCCCGCGGTTGTAGCCGTACAGCGCCTTCCGCAGGTTGAAGTGGTCACTGGCGTACAGAGGCCCGAAGGTCTCGTCGCCCCACCCCTTGTCGGTCTTGCCGTCGGCGTACGCCTTCACCAGCGCGACACCCTTCGGTCCAGCCAGGTTCTCGAAGGCAGCCGGGATCGGCTGCTCGTCGTCGTACTGGTCAGTCATCCACCACGGCTGCGGCGATTGGATCATCTTCTTCTCCCTTGAGTGAGTCGATGAAAGCCTGCGCCTCGGGCTTGAGCCCTTCGACGACACGCACCTTGCGGGGCTTGCCGTCGACGCGCGCGGTCTTCCTGGTCGTGTGCAGTAGCGGGGCGAGCTGCACCATGACGTCTGGCTCAGCCCAATTCCCCAGGTCGTTCTCCTTGATGCGCCAGGACTGGAACGCCTGGACCACCTCCGCCATCGGCTTGCCGGCCAGGCCCGCCGTACCCATCGTGTCGTTCTCCTCGTAGTAACCGAGGAACTGCAACGCGATGGAGTTGATGTACATGTGCTCGAGCTGAAGCTCCACGGTCCGTGACGTCGGCGCCAGCTTCTCGGCTACCTCGTCCTCCAGCACGAAGCGGTCGATGAGCAGGGACATGAACGCCCCGAGCATCTCCTCGCTGACCATCTTCCTCTCGAACGCGTGATCCATCGGATACACGTTCGGGAACAGGAACCGCACCAACCGCTTCTGCAGCGCGGTCGACTTGTCCACGGACTTCGGCTCCCGCTGCAGCGCCTCGACGAACAGGGCGTTGGTCTGCACCGGCGTGGCCGTCGACTCGTATAGCCGGCGGATCCCGAAGGGCTCGCCAGCGATCAGCGTCTTTTCCGCACCAGAGTCCTTGAGGTACTCCGCCTGGCCGTCGTAGACCAGGTTGAGCAGCTTCCCGTTCAGGTCCAGCACCGCGGGTGACTTCTCTGCGATCGCCTGCCGCGTGACACTCGAGACGTTGTGCGCCCCGAGCAGCTTGTGCAGCATCTTGAGCAGCACGGACTTGCCGTTGCGCCCTTCGCCCAGCAGCAGCACGTACTTCACCGCGGACCATCCGGGCGCCAGGGTGGTGGCCAGGTGGGTCAGCAGTGACTCGGCTTCCTCGTCCCCTCCCACCCACTCGGAGATGACCGCGAAGCATTCGTCCTTCTTCGCCTGGTCCTCGTTGAGCATCGGCGTCAGGGTGTTTGGGACGAAGTCGCCCGTCACCTCCTGCAGCTTGCCCATCTCGTCCAGGCTCTTCAACCCCTCGGCCGTCCGCACCAGCAACGTGGTTGCCGGTGTGTCATGCCGGATGCAGTTCTGCGCGACCATGAAGTCGAAGCCGGCCAGCTCGCTGTCCGTGCCGAAGAGCATGTCGAACTGCCGTGCAGCCAGCTGTTGTACATCGTCCCGACTCAGCGGAACCCACATCGTCTCCTCCGGAGGCGGAGGGAACTCCGTGCTCCCGGTCTCGTAGTGAGCCGGGATGTAGGTGGTGCTGCGGTACCGCACCATCTCAAAGCTTTTGGCCAGGGTGCCGGCGTTCGCTGCTTTCTCCTTCGGTGTCTTGAGCTCCAGCACTTCGGTCTCCTTCTAGTGGCGGTGGGGTGCAGCCGTTCGCTGCACCCCACCGTGGTCGGTCACTTCTCCAGGTCCTTGAGGACCTTCATCTTCTGCTCGATCAGCGCGACGCCCGAAGGTGTCTGCGCTTCAACGAGTTCCTGCTTCAGCTGGTCCATCTGTTCCATGTATCTC